TTTTGAACTTTGGGCAAGAGTTGAAGTTAAGGAATTAGATCAAGAACAAAAAGAAACAAAGGAGGGTATTACAAGAACTCCTGATAAACCTAATCAACAACCCGAACCTGTTGAATCTATTGAAGATAAGAACTATGGTAAGCCTATAGCACAACCTGCTTTAGAAGCTGTTGTACAAAAAATTATGAACTTATCTGAAAAATATCCCAAGAAAAAAGATGAAGTTCTTGACAAGTACAAATCTCAGTATGGGATTACATCTGAAAAGATTGGCCCTGCTGACATAAGAACTGCGGAACAAGGTCAGTTCCTTACACTTCTAATAAATGAAATTGATTCAACTCTATGACTCAGGAAGAAGCGGAATTTGCAGGGAAACAAGTTCTAGATCAACTTCACGAACGCAAGCTAGATCGCCATAAAGATTACAACAGAAACATCTTTTCAATTCGTACAGATGATCTTCTTGCAAAACAAATAAGAACATATTGCAAAGACAATAATGTTCCTCCCAATCAATTTATTAAAAAAATTCTTCAAAATTATTTCAATGACTAATTCTCAATTCAATCCAGCTCTACCTCTTCCTATCAAATGGAACATTAGTGATGATCGTTTTAACGAAGATCAACAAGTGTTGAGTCTCACAATACCAGTTGATTCTGTTACACATTTAATAGATCATTTAAAGAACCTTGTTAATACAAAAGCAAAACAGGGAGAAGTATATGATTTCAACAAAAAAGAAAAAGTTAAAACTCAATGTATACAAATCTACAGTAAAGCGATGGAAGGGCCATATGGGGTATTTGGCAATATTAATCCACAAAAGGTCGAAGATGCCCCTGATTTAAATCAAATGGCATTTTGATAGAAACTTTAAAAATTCTTGATACTTTTGCAGGTATCGGTGGTTTTAGCTATGCTGCACATGAGCTTGTAGGAGGATTTGAAACCACTCAATTTGTAGAAATTGACCCCTTCTGTCAAAAAGTTTTAAAAAAACACTTTCCAAACGTACCTTGTCATGACGATATCAAAACCTTCACAGCTTACCCTAGACAATATGATGTCATTACAGGAGGTTTCCCCTGCCAAGACATCAGTGTGGCAGGAAGAAAAGAGGGAATTACAAAACAATCCAGATCGGGTTTATTTTACGAACTCATCAGAATCATACGCCTGGTACGACCAAAGTTCGTTGTCATGGAAAACGTGGCAGCGATCCTTAATAATGGATTGGGAATCGTTCTCGGAGAGCTTTCCGAAGCAGGGTACAATGCAGAATGGTCAATTATATCTGCAAGTTCATTGGGAGCCTGTCATAGAAGAAGTAGATGGTGGCTCATTGCCTACCCCAACAGCTTCGGATGTGGAGGGGGGAGTGGCAAAGGATGTTCAATACAAGAACGGCCATTTTTTTCGGGAGAACAAACAAGGAGTAAGATGGGGAGTGAAACTGAGAGATGCTCTCCACTCTCTGCCAACTCCAACAGCGAGGGATT